CTGGACTTTGACCAATTATTTGCTGGGTCATCGGATCTTGCATAAACGCTTGGTGAGTAGCGATATGTGCCTGATGATCTTGATAAGCAAAAGCCTTAAGCGGTTTACCTTTAAATGAGTCCATGTTTTCAGAGACAGGATCTCGAGGCTTCTGATCATCTTGTGTCGGCACTAGCTTTTGAACGTTCTTAATACCCAGTACCTCAAGCATCTGCCGATGCAGATAAGGCATGTCATATAACTGAGGTGCGCTTGAAGCTAACTGCAATACCGCTTGATATTGCACAACTTTTTGCGACATGGTTGCCGCATTGGGGTCACTGACTGGTATGACATCCACCTGATCATAATCAGAACGCTTAGCCCGTGGACTGCCATCTTCTGGCTCATAATCGTAAGACTCAGGGGTGTAATCACGGATGATAATTTTTAGAAGCCTAAACTCCTGCTTCATCGCATAGTGAATGCGAGCCTGGACGGCTGACATCACTTTTAACGTTCTTTCTAATATCGCTAGTGTCGTGCCCACTGGAGACTGGGCTGACATGTCACTAATTTTTAAATCAGCCGCAGAAGCAAACCTACGACCCTCTTCAACAATGGTGCCCAAAAGACTGTATAAAACCTGCGACGGCTCCTTATATGGGAGCGTCATGATGTTGTCTTTGATCGTGCCAGAGGCTACGTCTACGTCTCTAAACTCCGCTGGTGAAATGGGAGTATCATCGCCTTTGACTCGAAGTCCCTTGGTTTTAAATCCACCGGGTAGGTTAGACAATGTGCCAGCATCGACCAGTTGGCGGATAAGAGAAGTGCCTGATTTAGCAAAAGCGCCAATGAGGTGAATGAGGCCGAAGCAATAAAAACCAAAGCCGGGGATGTAACCGTAGTGAACAAAATGGTTTCGTTTTTGTTTGGTGTCATCATCAGGATTCCAATTTCTACGGATTGCTAAAACGGTTTGTGTTTGTTTTTCTATTGTGACCACATAGGGAAGTGCAATCCCCGTTGGCTCTCCATCGTCATCCTTGTCCTCATAGCCCGGAAGATCAATATCAACGTGCATCTCAAGGATCTTATAGCGGTCATCTGTAGACGCTCTAAAACCCATCTTCTCAGCAATCTTCTTTTCAACTTCATCAAACGTATCTGTAGGATCTGGCAACTCAACGTCACAATAAAATCCAGCAACCTGCAATTTTTTTAGATCGTTTGGAGTCTTACGCATCACATGTGTTACCCGTGACGAAGACTGCAAATCAGATGCTCCGTAAGGCACCACGATATCTTCTGCAGGCACAAACAAAGACACCTGCCGTGCAAGATTTGGGTCGTAATAGACTTTTTTGAACGCATTACCCGACAGCCCTAAACCCCACAGCATCCGCTCATGCTCAGGCCGATACTCTGTCATTACATCGGTAAGTTGGTAGTTCATGTCATCTTGAACACGAACTGCAGCGTCTCGCTTCTCTGGAGTCTCTTTACCAATGATCTGTGTTCTCACTGGCCCCTTGGCAGGAAAGGTCTCCATCATGGTCTCGGCTTGGAACTTTACAAGTGCTTCTGATAAGAGTGGGTGATACACCCCACAAGCACCGGGCCACGGCTCAGTTCTATCTTCTACTTTCATTCCTAAGAGTTCTAGCCCATCTACATAAGTCTGAACCCAGTCTTTGCGACTGCTGATGTCGTCTTCAAAATCACCCAATAAATCACCGCATAATTCGGTCAGTTCTCCTTCATCCATCTCTTCAGCGAGGTTAGCGTTAAAATCATCGCCATCCTCATCCGGCTCAATTTCTATTTCTAATCCTCCTGTCTTAATTTTGACAGACTCAGGATCTTCAATCTCAATCTCCAACGCAGGCTCCATCATTGCCAGGTCTTCGTCTTGTAGACCCATCGGAGCTTGGTTAAGTGCTTTGTCGATTGCCATAATTTGTCCTTAGTAATACGGTTCCATGTGCCGCCTAAAATACCGTGGTTCATCGGGTTCATCTGTAGGCAAACGCATAAACCCACCCTGTCTAAACCGCATTAACGCCAATGTCATTGAATCCACGAGATCATCGTGTTCTCCAGACGGAAAACTAGCAACTTCATCAATTAATTCTTCAGCCCAACGTGTCTGAGGAGTCCAGACTCGTCCAGAAGCAAATATGTCAGCTACAGAATTTAACCGTGAAATTTTATCTTGCCCTTTACCAGGGCTATATTCACTAACCGACATCCCCATCCAACGCAGTTCTTGTATTAACGGAGCTCCGGCGGCTTTTTTCTCAACCAATAACGTGTCAGGTTCAAACTCTTTGTACTTCTCCATTGCTTTTTCTTTAAGCAAAGGAAACTCAAGCCGGTCACGGTACGCGTCCAGCAAAATAATATTGGCAGAGTTATTGTCGTTTTCGTTAAACCACACCCCCCAAGTTGTACAAGCCGAATAATCGTTGATTGATCTTTTTTCGTGGGCCGTATCCCAACTTTGAATCACATAATCGCAAGAGGGAGGGTCGTCTTGGGTCCATTCTTTCCACCACTCACGTTTAACAATTGCGGAATTATCGCTTGTGGGATTCTGCATGTACTGCGCTTGCCACTTACTGTTGGGTAATTCCTCTTTTAGAGCTGAAAGCTCTTCGAGACTCCAAAACTCAGGCCATAGGGGTCCACCAGAAGGCATAATTGCTGGAAACTCGATGACTTTCCACTCGTCTCCACCACGTTGAACAGAAGCTTTTAGGACTTGAGCCGTTAAATCTCGCAAGGACCACCTTGTCATCACAATGACAATAGATCCCCCTGGCTGCAGACGCTGCCGTGGACCCGAGGTATACCACTCGTAGGTCTTATCATAGATCTCTGGGCTAAATTGCGCCAGTGCTGCCTCTTGTTCACTATGAGGATCATCAATTATAAGAATGTCTGCGCCTTTACCCGTCACCGCGCCACCCACACCGATAGCAAAATAGTCACCACCGAAGTTTGTGTTCCATCGCCCTGCCGCTTTTGAATCAGCTTGTAGCGCTACCTTAGGAAAAATCTTCTTATATGCATCTGAGTCCACCAGATTTCGCACTTTTCGACCAAAACCTACAGCAAGCTCGGCTGTGTGGGAGGTCTGGATCACTTTTTTGTTAGGAAATTTACCTAAAAACCAAGCCGGTAGCAGGTATGAGGCAAACTCAGACTTAGTATGCCGTGGAGGCATGTTAATAATGAGCCGTTTACAAGTGCCATTCGCCACCCCCTCAAACGCCGCAGCCATCTTTTCGTGGTGCCTACCATTAATAAAGTCAGGCCACATCTCTTGAACAAAAGCTATAAATGAATCTGACGATTTTTGGCGTTGCGTCCGCAATAATAGCTCGTTTTTTAGAAATTCAATTTGTAATTTTGCGCTTGGCGGCGCATTTTTGACCGCAAATTCTAATTCTGCTTGCGTAAAATCGGACAGTTTTTGCTTTTGGGTCATACTCGACCCAATTCTTCATCTAAATCAACGTCAAGTATCGCGTCTTTTTTAGAATTTGCTGGGACTGCCTGCCCCATGTACTTAGATAATGTCTCAACTAGCTCGGTTTCAAGCTCTTCCGTAGACTTATTGTTGATATTGATCTCAATTCTCTCGGTGAAAAGCCCAATCTCGCTGACCTTGCCCAGAACTTCTAAAGCTTTAATCTGCTCAGAGGGCTTGGGCGGTTCGATAACCACCTCCGTTCCTTCTGGTCCTTTTATTTTTTTGAAGTTTGGGTTAGATAAGTCAAGCAGCCGATTAACAATATAGGTTCTGGCCTGAATGTTGGAATCCAACACCCTGTGGTCATACTCTGTAATTAAAGCTTTCAAGTGTATTACTGGGCCAGACGCAGACGGGACAAGGTTTGGCGTGCTGCCCCCATCATTAAAGATTGCTCGAGCTTCTGCACGTTCTGGCTCATCGATCTCTATCTCGGCCCCTGAAGCAACTAAAAACTCTGCTGTTTTAAAGAAAGCCTCGGCCCTTGCGACTATTTCTGCCGGGGTGCCTTGTACATCCTGAATTAACGGGATGTCGTGGCTTGTAGGGACAACAACGATACTCATCGCGCTTTTTAGTTCCTGCTTGTAGGGATGCGGATGGTCCGGTTTTTACCCCGAATACGTTGTAGTGTCAAGGATCATGTGGAGGGGGTGTACAACAACCAAACCCCACATTGCGCGAAATTCTGCTGTTCCCCTCCGCTACCTACTCTACTTCCAAGTTATTCGTATCCACAACCTTATCTTTATTTTCATAGCGTCTCTCCTTTCAATTTTTATTTATGCGGAGGAAACGGGACTCCAACTTTTTAGACCCGGGGGGTGTTTTCTGGGAGATCTTGGTTAGTCTGCGCTAACTTTTAGAAGGGGGAGGGGGGTCTATGAAAAATTCAAAATCGACTGTGCATTTTTCAGTAAATAGGATGGGTAGGAGTCCCAACGTCAATCGCGGGGGGTGGGGGGTCGTGGGGTGGGCCTGGTGGGGTCAAATAGGGGACACTACCAGGAAACAGGGACAGTCTGAGACCTGGCCGCTGCCTGGTGTTCAAAGTATTAGGGTTTCCTCTAATGTAATCTTTGAAACTTTTGTATTCTTTTGTGTTCTAATGTAGTCGCAGTTAACTACAACGAAAGGGAAACAAAGATGAACGACCAATCAGAAATAACAGTGACGCCAGGTGGCGTGATGTATTCGGGCAAAGACGCCACCAGCCTGGTACGAGCTATCTACGCAAAGAACGCTCTTACCTTTTATGTGAAGACGGGCCTAAAGGTGACACGGACTGCAACACCTACAGTGTTGCTCTCGATTGCCACCGAGTACACCGGGCACAAGTACAAACGCGGTCAGTATGAGAAGGCAGCGCACGACCTGGACGTTTGGATTAACACAATGAAGGCAGCACTCCCTGTAACTTTCGAAGACTAACCAGGAACGGGCCCGGCAACGGGCCCGGTAAAACTATGCAAAAAGTATTTGATTTTATTTCGGACCCCAGCCACGGCTGGGTAAAGGTGCCGCTCAAAACCTTGGCAGCTCTTGGCATTATGAACAACATCACGCGCTACTCTCACATGCGCGGCAGCTTTGCGTATCTCGAAGAGGATCTTGACGCCAGCACGTTTCACCAGGCATACGAGAAGTGTTTTGGATTTCCACCGAAATACCGGGAGCGCAACGCTGGAAAAAAATGTTCCCGAGTGCGCGGATATGACACCTATATATACTGGACTAACTGGAATAAGTAGAAGTGCCTGATGAATTAAGAGGAGAGTAAAAATGGAATACATCAATGTGTTTGAAGTAAAAGATCATATAGATCGTTACGGTATTTGGTACGCCATATGGTTTCACGGTACTAGCAGACATGCATTGTGGAC